ATCAGCCGTCGCCGGTGCCACCACAGCGGCGGTGAAGGTGCCGACGATTGTCTTCAAGGTACTCACGGGCTCGCTCACTGGATCCCCTGCACGTAGACAGTCTTGCCGGAGCGTTTGACTGCCGTTAGCTGCTGCCGGCGGCGCCGCGGCCCGTAGGAAACGTGCACCCAGCTGCCGAACTCCTCGATCACCTGGTCAAATGGCAGGCCCAGCGCGACGATCGTCTTCGCCACTTCCACCGAGGTCATACCCGGCACGTGAATGTCTGCGGCCTGCCCCAGCCGGTGCTGGCTCGTGGCCGTGCCGCCGACCGCTCGGTTCACTGCTTCGGACCGAAACGCCGAGTTGACGCGCACAGCCTTGCCGAGCGCATCGCGGAGCGGCTGCAGGATCATCTCTGCCAACGAACGGAGGCTGGCGACCTCCGCTTCGTTCGGGACGTTCGGCATGTTCTGGTCGGTGACCGTCAGCTCGGCCAGGCTGAAGTTGGCAGTGAGTTGCATGGTGACCCCAACGGTAATGAAGCTGAAAGGAGCCCGCCTCGCTGCCGGCTAGGCGCGATCGTTGATCCGGTCTGGAGGCGGGCGAAGGACATACCGGGCAGTAGCCCGGTTAGGTGGTGTAGATCAACTCAGTGCGTGCCACGCCAGCACCGCCGCCTACCGTGTATCGAATGGGGACGCTGATGCGGCTGAATCGGTCGAACAGCCCACGCATCGCCGGGTGGTCGTTGATGGTCAGGATCGCCCTACCCTTCAACGTGCCCATCACCCCAGCCAGCTGCTCGTACTCTTCGAGCGGGAAATCTTGGCCGTAGCCAGTGGTCTGCCAGTACGGAGGGTCGAGGAAGAACAGCGTCTCGGGCCGATCGTACTTCTCAATGCATCGCTGCCAGGGCAACTGCTCGATCACCACGCCATGCAACCGCATGTGGGCATCGCTTAGATCCTGTTCCAACCGGAGCAGATTGATGCGCTTCGCCCCAGTCGGGCCAACCCCGAGTGTCTGGCCTTCCACCTTCCCGCCAAAGCTGAGCTTCTGCAGGTAGTAGAACCGGGCAGCACGCTGGATGTCGGTCAGGCTGTCGACGTGCTGCAGCTGTGCCCATCGATACATCTCACGACTGGTCAGGGACCAACGGAAGTGCCGAACGAACTCGTCCAGGTGGTTCGCCACGACGCGGTACAGCCGTACCAGTTCGCCATGGGTGTCGTTGAGCACCTCGATCTTCGCCGGCGAACGTTCGAACAGCATCGCAGCGCTGCCGGCGAAGGCTTCAACGTAGCAGGAGTGCGTCCGCTCGTTGATCAACGGAAGCAGGTGTTTCACCAGGCGCGTTTTACCGCCCGGCCAAGGAAAAATGGTCTTCGTGTTCATGTCTCAGCTATTGCGACATTCGTTAAGCAAACTGCACGCGCTCTCCGGAGAGCAGCAGGGCTTAGGCCAATGGCACGCGGCTGAAACGCGTGTACTGCGGCGACGCCCCGGTGCTGGCAGGCATCGGGGCGTCGCTCTGTTTTGATGGTTGGGTTTCGCACCCCAGAAACGACGAACCGCAGGTCACTGGACCTCCCGAGTCCAGGCCTGCGGCCGTTGAGTGCGGGTTGATCGGAACCTCGCCCACGGTAGCTACTTTGGCCTAAGTCTGGTTCCCGCTGCAACTGCGGTAAGGTTCCTTACCGCAATCGGGCGAATGCGGTAAGTTTCGCGGCGACTGCGGTAATGTTGCTTAACGAACTCACGCTAGCGCGTGTTGCTTCGGAGGCGTTTCAGGATTTGAGCACATAGCCACACGCCTTGAGTTCGTTACTGACTTGTGCCTTCCAACCACCAAAGGGGTCAAGCTCGACGTAGACCACCCCGCTAATATCATTGGGCGTCTCGATATCCCCCTTCCTGAGCGCGCACACATTCTCTCTTCCGAGCTTACCCATAAGATAACCATGCTCGAAGACAACGTTCTGACGCGCTCGATTTCTATGAGCAAGATCCTTCTCGTGGTGGCCACGCCCTTCGTCACACGCGGTGTATAAGACCAACGCGAAATCGGCGTCATTAGCGTAACGCTCAATTTTTTCGATGATGGTCATTCCAGAGCTGGCCTGCTCATGAAGGATGATTGAATCCAGACCAAGCGATTCAATAAATCGCGCCACATCCAGTTTTACTGCCTCATCTCGACCGTGGACTATAAATACCTTTCGCTTGTTTCTAGCCACGACCGGTGGGAGGGAAGTACTAGCGCCCTGTGAAGCGATAGGGTGAGTGGTTCCGAGCTTAGCGTTGACGGCTCCAGGACCAAACTCAAGCGCATCAAGAAGAGGCGTAAATTCCTTATTTAGGAAGTCGCGCCGTTGCTGATAGGTTTTGAATCTGTCCCCGATGAATGACCAAAAGCTGTGAAGGTCCCGATGGGTGCGGACAAACGATGGAAGGTAGGGCGATAGGGATTCGTCCCCGACCAACTGCGCACGAAGTTGCGAGTACTCTACGTCGTCTGCCTTTCCACCCGTTGCACGGGATGTCAGCATGTTCAACAGGTACTCCGCCTGCTCGTAACGGGACCTCAAAGCGGCAGTAGACATATGTTTTCTACATTGGGAATTATGTACATTCTGCTTGATTCAGCCAGCGTTTCAACAAGCGCGTCCGCCCGGCCAGCGTACGTTAGTTGAACACCCTGCCGCTGAACTCCTTCCGGCCATCTTCAAGCGCCTGACGCAACGTCGCGGCCGCGATCCCATACACCCGCAAGTACTCGCCCTTCCGCATCTTCGCGGCCTTGGCCGCATCCTGCGCAGCGACCTTCCCCTCTGGCCACACCAGATCGTTCACAGCGTCCTGCAGCACCAAGCGCATGCGCCATCGATCGGCTGGGTCATCCATTCGCAGCGCGGGCTTTGCGCCTATGCGGCGCTGCCACTGGATCTGTCGCATTACACGTCTGGCCAGAGAACGCCCCAGCGACGACAGGGACACACCCTGCCCTCGCAGCGCCACCGCCAGCACGGCCTGCTTGGCAACAGAGTCCCGCATCATGCCTACTGCGCCGGCGATGTCAGCAGCCGTCAGCGGCGGCATGGTAGCCCTTCCGTCGGACGGCTCGCGGAAGCTGCCGCCAACCAGCATGCGGGCGATCAGTTCGAGAGGGTCACGCTGCAGGGTAGGCTCTGGCACGGGCACTCGACCACGACCCGCGGTGACCGCCGGAGATGCCGGCATGGAGAATGGCTTCTGCGCCCAAGCCCGGGCGGCAAGTACTTCCGCGTCAGTGCCAACGTGCAACTCCCCCCGGGCGCCGCAGCGCGCGCAGACGACCTGCGCCGTGCGGCGACTGTCGACACTGCCTCGGGCACGCACCCGCACATCGTCACTGCCACAGTTGCCGCAAGCCTTCAGGCCCTGCACCGGAATTACCTCAGCCGACATCAGGCCACCTCACTGTTTGTGAGCCAGCGTGATCGCCCATCCCGCCAGACCTCCCACACGCTGCCGTCGACCTGGCACCTGATGGGGCCTTCCTTTCCTTCCAGATACAGGTGGTGGGTTGCCTCGTCCAGGCTGAGGAATTTGGGAATCATCGGGAGGTCTCCATGGTTGTAACGTTGGTTGATTCCAGGGCTGCGCCCTGCTGCTGTAGGAACTGCTGGGCCAGCGCGCGCAACTGGTTCTCGCCTACGTCCAGACGCTCCACCAGGTGTTCCCCCGGGCTACGCACGCCCTCAATCTGCTCGCGCTTCACCCCGAGTACGTCCGACACAATCGGGTCGCTGCCGCTGTCGGAGAGGAGGAAGTACGCCATGACCGGCTCAGCCTGGCCGTCGCGGTGCACGCGGCCGATGCACTGCTCATGGACGCCGGGCGACCAGTCCAGCTCGCCGAATACCGCGGTGCTGCACACGTGCTGCAGTCCGTCGATGCCCGCGCCAGAGCGGAGGCTGATCAGCATCACCTGACTGTCGCCGGCGATGAATGCCTCCTTCGCCGCCTGTTTCTGGTTCGGCGACTCGCTGCCGGTGTACATGACCGGGTTGTACGCAGCCAGCTTCTCCTGCCAGATGCTGTAGACCTCCCGGTGCCACCCGAACAGCAGCACCTTCTGTCCGCTCTCCAGCAGCAGCCTGACGAACTCTGCCACGTAGGGTGCCTTGGCCACCCCAGTAGCCTGCCGCAGCAGCCGGTCGAACTCGCCGGCGGCCTGCATCTTCTCGCCGCGGTACTGCTCGTTGGCCCGGAGGATGATTCGCGCCAGCGCTGCGGCGTCACCAGTGATGGCGTCTAGCGCCTTGGCGTCGGCCTCCACCTCGTGCGGGATCTTCGACAGCGCCGGCAGCTCGCGCCCTACTTCCTTGCGGGTGCGGCGCAGCATGATCCCCTGCCGCCGCAGGTACTGGCCAAACTGCTCTGCGTCCTGCAGCTTGGCCTTCTCCCCCGGCGCGGCGATGCACCATTCCCGCAGGAACTCGTCATAGGTGCCCAGGCAGCCCGGCAGCAGCGGGTCGACCACGTGGAAGAATTCGCACCCGTAGTTGTAAATTGGGGTGGCGGTCAGACCCATGCGCAGTCGTGCTCGGCTGGCCAGGTGGCGGCAGGCGCTGTGGATGCTGCTGTCCGGGCTGCGCAGCTGTTGGCATTCCTCGAACACCACATACTGCGCAATCTCCCCCAGCGTCTCAGCCCAGCCCCGGAGCTTGTGATAGCTGACCAGGATCACGTCCGGCAGCGTGTCCCACAGATCCTTGATCCGCTGCTTCGGCTGACGCACGAGCGGGTACGGCGCGCCCTTCCTGATGTGGTGCACGCGCAGCTGCGGCGCGAACTCGGCCAGCTTCTCCGGCCAGTGGTTCGGCAGCGCCGCCGGGTACACCACCACCGCCGGCAGGTTGCCCGGCGCGGCCATGGGGCAGATGCCGGTGACGGTCTTGCCGAGGCCAAGATCGTCAGCCAGCAGCAGTCCGCCACGGATGGAAAGCTGCGCCCCCGCCACACGCTGGTACTCGCGCGGCGGCTTAGCCAGGGTGAACTCCGGGATCTGCACGCGGCCGGCCAGCAGGTCGCCCAGGCTGCGCTCCATATCCACATGCTCGGCGGCCAGCAGCTGCAGCGCGCGCTCGGTGTCGGCATCCATCGAGAGCGGGTAGCGCTGCGTGAACCACTGCAGCTCCCGGCTGTTCTCGGGCGTGGCCGACAGGTCGATGTGCTCAGCGGCGTGCTGGCGCACCCGGGGAAACACGCGCTTCATGCGCGCACGCACCTGCGGCTCGCAGATCACCCGCCAAGTGCTGCCGGCGGCGCTGTACAGGAGGGTTCCGTAGGTCGTTTGCATCACAGTGCCTGCCTCTTCAGGCGGATGATGTTGAAGGGCTTGCCGTGCCAGGCCGGCCGGGCCACGAGCGGGCGTTCCCCCCAGCGTTCTGTGGTGACCAGCAGCACCCCGCGCACCTGCGGCAGGTTGATGTAGCGCCCGACCTGCCGCAGGGCATCGGCGAGCGAGCCGGCCACCTTCACCTCGATCACCAGGCCATCCAGCCAGAAGTCAGCGCGGTTGCTGGCGTCCAGCCGGTACTCGCGCACGTGCGCATGGCCCGCGCGATCCAAGACAGTGGCCAGAACCTCGTGCAGCTGGACCTCCGACCCGTAGCGATACCCGAACCCGGCCAGCAGCCGGCCAATACCTTTGAGCTGCAGCTGTTCTTCCATGGCGGTGCCCGGCTTCATCGGTGCCACCTCCCGCTGCGTGTTGATCGGACCGCCCATCACTTCACCCCCAGCGCAGCGCGCGCCTTGGCGTACTTCGCCCGTAGGCGAGCCGCCGTCTCCGGATCCAGCACGACCAGTCGCGATTCGTCGCTGTTGTCGGCGATATCCGCCAGCTTCACCTTCAGCGACAGGGGGTTCTGCCGAATGTTCCAGTAGTAGAACGCCTCGCTCTTGTTCACGCCGCGTGTCAGATCGAACACAGCCTCCACCACGTCCTGCGGGAACAGGATGACGCTGGTCGCGAAGGCCGGCTGATCCTCCAATACGTCGTGGAGCCATGCCACCATTTCGGCGGCGTCATCGCCGGCGACCGCCGCTGCGACCCGAGCCACATGCTGGATGTATGGCCGGCCGGCCTTGTCGGTTTGGGTGGCATGTGCCTCTTCCGCCAGCCAACGAGCCTCATTCACCAATGCGTTTTCCATCAGGCCACCTCCGCAGCCAGCTGTAGCCCGGTCGCCGCATCGGGCTGCGCCCAGGTCATCTGGTCCCGGTCGATGCTCTCGGCCAGCCGCGACAGACCCTTGGCGGTCACCAGCACCTGCTCGTGCACACGATCCGGCTCACCCTCCCGGCGCTGCACACTGGCCTTGTGCGCGAGCACGCCCTGCTGCAGGCGGGTCTGGTAGGCCAGCCAGTTTTTGCTGCCGGCGCGGCGGTAGATCCAGCCGTGTTCAGACAACCAGGCGAACAGCTGGCGGGGCTGCACCTGTAGCATCTTGGCCGCGGTGCTGATGTTGAAGGCGCCATCGGCTTGGCTCAGCCGCAGCAGCGCGCGCACCTGCGGCTCCTGGTATTGCACGCGCGCTTCGAGGATCTCGGCCTTCTCGCTGTAGGACAGCAGCAGCGCGCGCAGCGTCGCCGGATCGGTCAGCGCTTGCATTGGGTCAGGTGCGGGCGCGCCTGCCACCAGCTCGTCGTACGCACGGATCACCCGCAGGCTGAAGCTGGGGCTGATCCACATGGCGTAGGCGTAGACCAGCTCGCGCACCACGTAGCTGCCACCGTAGCGGCCGGCCACCGAGTGCACCGGGTAAACCCGGGAATCCCCGGAATTGACCAGCTCGGCCACCAGTTCCTCAGTCTGCTTCAGGCGCTGCCAGTCGCTGGGCTGATGCCGCTTGGTGCCGCCGGCGGCCTGGTGCAGATCGTTAAGGCAGAACCTGCCCACGTCGTCGCGGCGCACGCTTGCGCCGCCAATCATCATCGCGTTCAAGAGAACACCTCCGTTTTCCAGCCGCCGCCGGGGGCGCGCTGGACTGCCAGGAATCGGAACGGGTACATAGCGGCGGCCACCTTCACCTTCACGCGTGCGTCTTCCTCCCAGAAACCCTTCACCTCATGTGCCTCCAGATCTCCGGCGGCCGTCATCACGAAGAAGTCGATGGTCAGGTGCGTCTTCTCGGCCAATTTCAGCTTCACGGACTCGAAGCGGAACCATGCGATCGCGCCAGCGGCCAGCTGCAGCGTCAGGTGTGCGGCGTAGGCCTCTTCGGTCTTGTTCATCTCGCCCGGCACGTGGCGCGGCCTGCCGCGCGCAACCTTGCCGGCGGCGTTGCCGCTGGCGGATGGCTGCGCGGCGG